TGGTGCCAGGCGTGCCAACGGTGTTACCGATGGTTTTGTACGCATTGGCAACGTCAGCATCAATGCTGGAGGCCAACTGGCTAATACGCGGCTTGAGAACACGCTCTGCGAAGTCGTCCAATTGCATGGTCAGTTCAGCCGATGTGAAGTTGACGCCGATGTGCTTTTGGTTGGCGACAGTCAGGGTGGTGAACTGCTCGTTGTCGTCTTGAACTTGCAGGGCGGCACCGTCAGTAACCAGAGCGCGGTCAGGCAGACGGATACGCAGGGTGGAGCCAATCTTAGCGCCTTCAACAGCAAAGCTGTCGTCGTACTGGCGATTGACGTTGCGGGTGAGCACAAGGTTGTTCTCAAGGATTTCGAGAGCTTTCCGTGTGATCATGTCGATGGTAAGAATCGAGTTTGACATTTGTAAATTTCCTAAAAAAAGTTAGCGGAGACGTTGTGCTTCGAGCTTTTTCATCTGGCGTGCCCTATCAGCTTCAATCCACTGCGAGGCCGTCATGCTCTTGATAGAGCGTGGGTCTGTAGTGTCAAGTGCTGGCGAACCAGTGGCTCGGGCGGTAACAGGTGAAATCGGCGTTGGCGCTGACGTTGTTCGTTTGACCGGAGGTTCTGCGGCCAATTTGGCCTCAATCTTTCCAATCTCTTTCGCCTGACTGAGTGGCGTCATACGTGCGATGCGTTCCGCGTCTTTGGGGTTAGCGCCGAGATAGTAAGCTATCTCAGGCCCAATGTCCGAAGACTGGATCGTTTCAGCCATCACGTTCGTGATCGGCAGTTTTGGGTTGTAGGCGACTTGTTCAAAGTCATCGTACTTGTCCCGCGCTGCTTCTTCGCGCTCCTGATAGCTTTCGAGAATAGCAGAGTGCTGCTTGGCAGCTTCACGCTTTGCAATCAGTTCTTCAGCCTTTTGTAGCGCCAACGCTTCCGTGTACGCTTCGGTAGACTCAAACTGATCAGCGGATGCTGTTGGTGCGGCCCTCAACGTCTGTTGTTCAGACTGACGCTGTGCTTGATCTCGTTCCCACTTACGTTGCTCTCTTGCAAGGCGTTTGCCAATTGCTGCATCAAGTTCCTCTTGCGAGAATGTCTTGGCTACTGCTTCTGGCGTTTCCGGCGTTTGAACATCAGTCGCAGGCGCAGCCGTTGCTTCCTGTTCTGGCACGGGTAGTGACTCCGCTGGTACTTCTTCTAACATTTATGAATCCTTGGATTCCTCGGTCAACCTGGCCGATACGGTTTTGTCAGCATTATGCTGGAATTTTGGCCCACGGTAAAGCAGGCTCAATTTTTTCTTGCGCTAATTGGCGTTCAATTTGCCCCGCTACTTGCGCTTCACCTTCATCTTTTAGGTGCTTGGTAATGGTTTGTTCTGCGCCATTTGTCCCCACCAAAGTAATAGTTTCGGGCGCAAAACACCACGCTAAAACTTGCTGTTCAGTTAAGAATTCGTATGGCACAAAACTATCCCCACGGGTAAATGTGCGGGAATAAGCGGCAGATGCAGATTTATCGCCATCAGTACCCGTAACCGTCAATTCAGCCTTAACAATAAGATTGTCTTCGGCCACTTGAACTTTATCAATGACCCAGTTGTATTCCATGATGTTTCCTTTGACTTAAACAAGCGTAGGCGAAGCAACGGCTCTAAAAACAGCAGACGCTAAAGTTTTAGATGATCCGGTGTTATTTGTTACAACAACAGTAACATTGTTTGCGGCGTTTACATAGCCTGATATTGTCATCCCTTGCAAATCAACGCTGCAAGACGCAGTTACTGTATTTCCGAGCACTGCATTTGGCACTGTGATTGACGCGGTATTAGAAGCGCCATTTGTAATAGTTCCTAGTGTTGCAGTAGCAGTAGAAGCATAAAATGGCCCAATATAACTATTGGCGTTAGTTGATGAATTTAATACTTGACCTAACTTATTTCCGTCTAAATTATTTACGCCCATATAGGCGTTAGAAATACTTGCCCCAACTACTATTCCATATTGTTGAGTGCCCGAAGCACCCGCATTATCAAAGCAACGATTTCCTACCAATACAGAATTATTGGCGTTATAAGTAGCAGTTGAATAGGCAAGTGTAATCCCGCCAGATGGCGTTTCTGTGGTGTAGGTATTGTTGTCATATATAATATTGCCTTCAAGTATAGAATTTTGCCCACCAATAAATATGCCTGGCCCACTAGCGCCGTGGATAATATTGTTGCAAATTCGGTTGGAACTACCCCAACACTCAATACCTTTTACAGAAAAACCATCACTGTCCACACCTGTGTAGTTTCCAAAAATATGATTTCCAGATAATATATTAAACGCAGTAGATGCTGTTTGTGCTATACCAATGCCTGCGCCGTATCTCCAGTTAGAAATTGTATTGTTATCTATAAATAAATACCCGCCTTGCAATATTGTCCCCGAATTTACAAGCACATTGTTTTGAATCCACCCATACTGATTAGTTTGTGAACCTGTTTCAGTTGTTAAAATACATTCGTTAACACCTTGGGCATCAGGTGTTGTGCGTTCAATGTAACAATCTTGAACCCAAAAATAACGGCAGGAATTAAAACCAATTCCAAGTTTGTTAAATTTGACCACTTTGCAATTTCGTATCGCCACAAAATTACTGTTTAAAAAACCAAATGCAGAAGTGGCTGAAACTGAAGATATATCTGCAAAGTCAATTTGCAAATCTTGCACTGTTACATTGTTTGTTGAAGTGCCTGATACAAAACTTCCCACATTTGTTCCGTTTGAACAAATGATTGTGTTGTTTTGTCCGGCGCCAACAAGTGTAAGGTTGGCAACCAATGATAGCGTTGAACAAAGATAAACACCGGCGGGCAAATACAATACGCCGCCCGTGCTGGCATTTATTGCGGCCTGTAAAGCGGACGTGTCGTTGGTTGCGCCGTCACCAACAACCCCAAAGTCCAAAGCATTGTTAAATTGCTTTCCTTGCTGGATCATTGAAAATGAAGTTTTTGTGAGCGCCATGATTTTCCTTTAGGCTAACGTGATTCAAGAGCATTAATGCGCTCGGTTAGGGATTCAATAGTTACAAGTGCTTTTTGTAAAGATATGACAACCACCGCTAAAACCGAACGGTCATAATAACCCCACGGTTTTGTTGTGGAAATTTCTGCGCCATCGTTTGTTGTTTCAATTGTTGTTTCGGGAACAGGTGCGGCTTCAGGGCCGATGGCAGCATTTACGTTTTGTGCGTAAAAACCCAATTGCCTTTCAGCCCCAAAAATTTGTTTTTTCTCATCGTTGTAGTACCAGTATCCTGGCTTTAATTTCATAAGCATGGAATCGGCGTCAACGGGGACGCCATCTTTAATTTTCCACGTTTCATCAGAAACAGACGAAATTACACCCGCCGCCGAAAATGTTGCCGCACCAGCACCATAAGCACTCATGGTAACAATGCCAGTAGAGGATATGCGCTGGCGCTCTGTAACAGTGCCGCCAGATGTAGATGTAGAGAATGTCAGATAGCCAGAAAAATTTGACGCTGTTGCGTTATCTTTTAACCCTGCTATTGCACAGAATCCATAAGGGTCAAATCCTACTGCGCCGCTTACGCCGCCAAAAGATATTCTTCCACCCTTGTCTGCGCTTATAGCATCTGTCGAAAATATATTTAATTGACTACTGCCAGAAGTTAATCCAGGCGTCCCCCCAGAAATTGTTTGGTCGCCCGTAAACGATTGCGCCGCGTCCGTTCTGGCGGCTGTAAAGTTTGCATCCGGCACTGTCACAGTTCTTGTAGTGCCTGTTGTTGGCCCAGACACTTGCAAAATGCCTGTTGTTGCCGCAGCGCGTAAATTACGAACAGTTAAATCATCAGTTGCTACTTTAACAGTTGCGCCTGATTGAACAATCGGCAAAACTTCTGTCCCAGCTAGAGGTGTAGTTGCGCCAGTTAGCGCGGAGATTTTTTTGTCTGCCATAATTTACCTCGATTAGTTAAACATTACTTCAATTTTTGAAGTAATAGGTGGTGCTTCTGAAAATGTAAGTGTTGTGCTTGCCACAGCATAAGTGTTTTTGTTTTGGTACACACCGTTAATGTACACAAAAGTAAAATTTTCGCCCAACGATGCAGAACTTAACGTAAACGCAATTTGCGATCCTGTGCCCGTAAAGTTTTGAACTTGAAATTCGGACGCGCCGCTCCCCGAAACATTGTCGTAAGTGGCGATAAGAACATCGGCAGACGTATTTAAAGTAAACTTGTACGGGCCTGCCGTTAACCAAATTTCACCGCCTGGCACTCGGCCAGCAGAATCCAAAATAATTGGATTGGTATGGGCGGTGACTCCAGATGAACTGGTATATGTAGCTTTGGGTGTTGTTGTCCCCGCAGCATAAGAGTACAGCTTGCCGCCAGCTAAAGGGACACCGCTATTAGTAAAAAACTGAGCCGCTACGCCGCCCACTGGAGAGAGAAAAACGATAGCCATTTAAATCACTCCAAAAGAATCAAGCCACCGTCTTCTTGGACAAGGTTGTCGCTAGATTCGGTGAGAAGGTTGCTTTGCGCTTGTTCGCTTCCACGGCCACCAAAAAGCGAAATAACACCGCCTAGGCCAAGACCTACTGCATTGCGAAAAGCTACACCGAAGCTCATTGTTTGTTGATGGGTTTGGAATACGCGGTGCCATCAGTGCTGCCAATTCGCAACACGCTGACGCGCCAAGGAGCGCCGGTAGAATTGATTGGCACAACAAACGGGATGGGCGTAAAAGCTGGAATTGGTGTGCTGGCGCTGGTAGCCACGGCCCCAACACCCACTTCAACATAGCAAGGCTGGTCGCACCAGACTACTACGCCTTGTGGGCCAGGGGGCCATGCAGTCGTATTTCCAGCGCTAGCACCGGCAGTTGCAGTGTAGGCGGGGTAATCCGCTTTGCTCATCGGGTTTAGAAGTTCCATGATGTTTCCTTATGCCAAGAATTTCAATTTGTACAAAGTCCGCAGATAAATCTCAACGATATTATCTATCAACTGTTGTAGCGATGAGTCTGATTTATCACAGACATTGTACCGAGCACCTTCAATCTCAGCCAACGAGTCTTCTAAGAACTCAATCACGTTGCTGGTCTTCTTTGCTGAGTGCAGGGTGATCGGGCCGATTAAACCGTGACGGCCTTGGTAGGCTTCGGCAAAATCATCAGCCGCACCAACGATGCGGTCATAGAAAATGTTGAGCGCTTGGTGCTTGCTAAAACTGCGAGTGTTCAAGTGAACGCTGTGCGTCACATCACGGGCTAGAAATAGCAAGCCTAAAAAATCAGCGGGTTTCATTGTGGCATTCCTTCAGGTGGCATCATTTCCATAGGCATGGATTCATCACGCATTTCAGGCATCTGGTTCATCATGCTCTGCGACTCCATCGCCGCAGCAACCACGCCCATCGCAATGTCCTGAATCTGCTGCTCAGTCATGCCAGCTTGCACAGCGGCAATGCGCTTGGTTTCGGCATCGTACACTTTGACTTGGGCTTCAAGGTCTTTGCGCTGCATGTCTTGCATCTCAATGGACTTGCCCACGTTCTGGATCATCTGGTGCATCTGCTCCATCTCTTGGCCCATCGCTTGCATCTGCTGCTGCGCGGCTTGCAGTTCTGGATTGTCCTCGCCGTCTGACATGAGCTTAGGATCAATGGTCTTGGCAAAGCGTTTTGCCATCTCTTGAGCACCAGGCCAGTCCATGTTCTTGACAAACAGATCGCCGGCCACCGTCCACAGTTGCGGGTTGCCTTGCAACAGTTGGGCCATTGCTTCCAGCGCCTCTTGACGCTTGGTTGCGTAGCCTGGGCCAGTGGTAGCCACCACATCGTACTTGCCAACGCCAGGGTTGTAGATTTTCTCCATCACAATGCCGCGCTCGTCAACGATCTTGTTGACTGGCTGGTCTTGGTCAGGGTTGATCTTGACCATCTTTGTCTCGCCATCTTCACCGATGATGCGAGCAATGCGCTGGGTGTCGTAAATTTTTGGGATCAAGTCTACAAGCTGACGGGCCACGTGCCGAACACCACGGGCCAAGTTGTCGCCGTAGTGGTAGGTGCCCACATCGCCCTCGCGCTGACGCGCAAGAATTGCTTTGCCGCTTCTCTCATTGCTGCCCATGCCCAAAGATGCGTTGTATTGGCCGGTTGTGGACTTAATGTCCTCAGAAGCGCCCGCTTTGGCTTGCAGCAGGCCGCTAGAGGCCATCGGTGGCTGTGCCCTAGACGGTAGCGGCAAAACAGCGCCTTGGCCGTCTGTGACGTCTGGGTTGACCTCCAGATACGGCCAGTTGGTCGTATTTGCGGTCTTCCACTTGTCTTCGTAGCCTTCAAACTGCCCGCCGTAGCCAATAAATGGCGCTTTCGGGGCCAAGGCTAGCATTTCAGCTTCTTGCGAAACCCAGTAGTTGTACATGCGCTGGGCATCCTTGGCGTTACGCACCAAGCCCGACACATACAAGCGGCCATCGACTTCAAACTCGTTGCCAACGATGCGAATGACGGGGATGTATTTGCCCGCCCAATCGCGCTTCTCAAGGATTTCGTAGCCGTTGATCTTGCAGTACTTGACCTTTTGGCGGTCAGCCTCGCGGCTGCGCTTGGGCTTGCCGTAGATGGCTTTTAGCTGCTTGTCTTCGGGTGTGCCCTCAAAGGCGGTAATGTTGCCAGGGTACAGGTTCAGCGTAGCGCGGTCGTAGTCGATGTAGTAGTAGTCTGCAACGCGAATCGTGTCTTCGTTGAGCCAGTTGCTGATCGACTGGTCGCCCACGCCTAGCGATTGCAGCGTGGTGATGGGCGCTGCGTCTGGGTACTGGCGCTCGTACTCTGCACGGGTCAGGTCTTCAGTGATGAAGCAATACTTTGCGTCCGCGCCGGTCGGGTCTTGGATCATCGGGTCCATGTAGACCGAGAACGAGTTGCGGATGCGGCCAATCTTGATGTCTTGGTCAAAGGTGTTGTCGTCGCAGTACTCTGTGAGCAAGCGCAAATAGCCTTCGCCGTAGGACACTTGGTTTTCGCAGGCCGTGTCGTAAGCCACATCGGCATCCGAGATGTACTCGATGTGCCGGATCATGCCGTTAAAAATGTCGGCAACTTCCACGTCAGCGTTGTCGTCCACGGGGATGACTTTAGCGCCTGGGCGGTTCTGCCGCTGGTCGTTTGTCACCTGACGCACATGCTGCGGCAGCTTGTTGATTGTCAGGCAGGGCCGCGCGTTGATCGTCTGCCCTTGCACCGCGCCGCGAGTCGCCAGCACATCGGCAGGCCACTGCCAGTGGTTGTCGGGCGAGCCGGCGTAGAACTTCAGGTCGTCAACTTCATCTTCACGCGACTCAGACAGCGCCGAGACAGCCATGTCCAAACGTGAACGTGCTGTTGCCAACACATCCGCATCGCTTTTGTCTTTGGCCGAACCACCAACAGCAACGGCTGCGGCGGCGACTATGCCTGTTGGGTCTGCCATGTTATTTCTTTTTCTTTGCTGCTTCACGCTTGACCGAGT